TGAAGTGCCAGCTCGTTTGCGACCACCGGGTAGAGATAGCACCCGTCGTGGTCAGTTTGGTACACCGTCATCGTTTTCATAACGACCTCAATTAGTTAATGAATCTTGCACTGCAAATGCGCGGGCCATCAGTTCGGGACAACTCGACGCGCTTAGAGCACACCAACACGCGATGCCGTATGCGCTTTGGGACACGCATAGCGGCACGAGCGGAGGCATGTCTGGATCAGGCTCGAGTGGCTATGCGGGCCAAGTGACAAGTCTCGCAGGTGGCACCGAAACGCGGCCAACCAACACTGCATATGCGCCGCGCATTCACATTTAGATATGGATTCGGGGCGCATACGCGACGTTAGTCGGGCGCGTTTCACGCCCGGTTCTCGGTGTGCCGTTGGTTCCATCCGAAACCGGACCGCGCACGACCGTATTCGAAGTCCCCCCCGATAACGCGTTATCCATCAGGTATCCCGTGGTGCCTGTAGAACCGGTATTGAAGTAGTAGGCACCGTGGAAATGGCCTTGCATTGCATCGGCCTGCGCGGTACCGATGGCCCGCGCATTTGCAGTACGAGCGTCACGTCAGATGTGGATTCTGGCTGCGTAGGCGGTGTTGGTTGGGCGCGTCTCGGTAAGAAGGCCTTGTGCGGAACCATCCCCCGTCGAATATCCGGTGAGTGTGCCTTGCGCATATGGAGCCACGCCACCTCCGCTGCCGACCACGGTATTGCTGTATTTCCCGGTCGCCCAAATTTCGTGTTGGTGCTTCGCGATGCCATGCGCCTGCCCCGAGCCGATAGCCCGCGCATTTGCAGTGTCAGCGTTAGTTCCGGTCGCACGGAAAAACTGGTTGCGAAGATCGGGGAGTCTGAACGTGCTGTTGCCGTTGTCCACGAAGGTATGCGTGCCAGCAACCCAGTTCGCGGCAGTCACAACCAGCCCTTGATCCTGCGCCCATCCCCACAGGCCCGGATAGGCCGCCATACTGACCGAGCCGCCGACCGCGTCCAGATGCTGGATGAGTGGCGTAGCGCGCGCACTAAAAAGCGGGTCGCCACACAACTGTGACCGATATCCCGTGAAATGGGCGCTCGCTGACCACGTCCAGATCTCGGCCACCTCGGTGACAAGGATCGGTCCGACATTCTGCGTTGGAAGTGCAGCGATCGAGTAGGAGCTGACGACTTCCTGCATCTTGATAATCTTCACCAGTGCCTTTAACAGCTGGCCGTTATCAGCAGGATCAAGCTCCATCCCGGCGCCCTCGACCACACCCACGACCTCTTCCTGCATCGACTGCATGTACGCAGACGTGACGATCGTGCCTAGCGCCCCCGTCGAATCGTCACCTGCATGAAATGCGCCGTCCGGCGTATTAATCCGCTGCATGCTTTAACCTTGATACGAAAATGAAACGTACGTGTGACCCGGCTTCAGATCATTGAAAAGCTGTTCCAGCATCGGTTCCGAGAACGACAGTAACCGTTCGCCAACAGCACTCTGGCCGACCCGAAAGTAGTAGCTGACGCTTGGCTTTCCCTGTACCACTACGCGCCAACAATAGATGATGTCCTCGACGTAGAGGGCGTCACCGATTCGACCGGAATCAACCCGGAACGGCTGCGGCTCCACGATGTCAATCGTGTATCCGAGGCTCGACGCGAGTTGCTTGAAATACGGAATCGACAATCCACCTGTCTCATTGAGCTTGGCGATCACAAACGTCAGCCGCTGCTGCATCGAGGCACCCGAAGATGGCGTGATCGCGAGCAGACGTTCCCAGTCGGGCAGGAATTGAATCGACACGAACGACGGAATCGCCGCTTCCTGAATCATGGCAAGCGCGGCCTGTGCCGCGTCAAGCGCTGATCCTTCGGCCTGCAGGTCAGCAGCCAAATTCGGTGCGGTCGCGTCGTAAGAGACCGGCGGCATCAACTGGCCGAGTAGGTCAGCGTGCGTCGTCATGGCTACGCTCCCATCGGATTCACCGTGATGCGTCCGATACGGCACCACTCAACCTTGTCCGCACCGACGTCCGGCACGACATTGGCGGCGGGGGAAGCCAGCACGTAGTCCACTACGCCACTGATATCGTTGACGATCCCACCGATGTGGTTTCGGATCGCACTGGCACCCGGAACAATCGACAAGTCGTACACGGTGAGCGCGCTGTTGATAGCAGTCGTCGCATCAGCGAGTGAGATGCCATCGAGCTGCACGCCGACGACCACGTCATAGGACTTGATCGTCGGCGCAAATACGAGCGAGTTTTTTGCAGAGACAGGCCGCACGTCGTCGATGTGCGCCTGAGCAGCATCGATCGTTTCCTTCGAGGGCATTCCCGTGGCCGATACGATTGCAACATCGATCGTGCCAAGACCACGCCGCAGCGGATACACAAAGGCGCCCGTGACACCCGGCACCTCCATTGCCCAGTCCCAGTAGTCGTACTTGTTTCCGCCGGCGGCCGGTTTGCGCATCCTCACTAGGAGACGCTGCAGCAAGCTCTCCACCGTTTCCTGATCGGTTCCGCCAGTGATACCCGTGTCTCCGGTCACTGTGATCGATGCATCCACCCCAACCGGCGGAACGGTCAGTGTGAGTTTATCTCCCGACGCGCGGCCACCAGCTGTTCCAGCGACTATGGCTCTCACCGTGACCGTCGCCGCTCTGGACGCATCGAACACGCCGCCCGATGTCGTCACGTACTGGGTACCGTCGGAGAACTTCGCAGCTAACCCGCTCGCGAACTCAACGCCAGGCGTCCCGGTGATCAGCGCCGGCCCCGATGCGTACTTTGCATCCTTCAGGTAAAGGCCGCGTAGCGCTGCATGGCGAATTACGTTCGCCTCGTCGGCCGAATCGGGAAAGACCTGCTTCGCGCCCCATTGTCCGTACCCATATAACCCTTCGATCGCGCTTCCGGTCGCGGCCGCCCGTATGAAGTTATCGGAGTCGGAGTCGATGTCGATCTGCTGGTCGGTCTGCAGATTCTGCCTGTCGCGCAGGATGTTGTCGCGAATCTGCGCTGCGGTGAGGACGGTCGCCGGCATCAGGAAACCTTCACGGGGTGCTGGAAGTGTTGCGGATTGCCTGCTGCATCCACAACGTCGATGATCAGGATGAGCCAGCCGGTCTCGCCTGGCATTGGCGACACCGACACCCTTTGCGCGCGGCCGTTTTTAACCAACGGATTGAGCGCCTGCTGCGCGTACTGGACAGCAAGGGTGTGCACGCGCGAAACGTCTTTTTCGCGCTTGAGCAGATACAGCTTCGACCCGATGTCGGGTGCCGCCCAGTAGAAGCCGAGCGGCGTTTCAAGGCGGATATACACCGCGTTCTGCAGCGACGTGGCGCGCGTCCCGGTGTAATCGCGGGTCTTCGGGTCAAGAAAGGCATCCATGCCGGCGATTCTCCGTGCGAGGCATGAATGAGGGGATACTGCTGGGCTTCAGTAGGCGGGTTACTGTTCCGCCGTCGTCATACCGCCCAGACTGTCTTTGTGGCGATGGCCACTCTGAGATTTTCCGTTGATGAACACGTCATCGGTGACGTTAGCCGTACCGTCAATATCGATCGCGTGCTCCCTGCCTTCGCCTGCCTTTGCCGCTAGACCACCATTCGCCGACGTCAGACCGCTCACGGCCAGCTCCGGCGTGTCCGCGTCAATGGAATCCGCCTTGATTGCCATCTTCTTCGTGTTGATGTTCACCTCGTCGTCCGCGTCGATGTTTAACGTCTTCGTTTTAACGTTGATTACGCGGCCGCGATTCAGGACGACGGAATCTCCCTCATCGCTCGATATTGCGACCTCTCCGCGCATGAGTTGCTTGAACCGATATGCACCATGCTCGGTCGCGATGATGATGCCGTGACCGGTCTTTCCGCCGATCGGCAGGATAACCGCCATCGTCCCGTCTGGCGGGTTGCTGCTGAAGCCATAGTGCTGCATGTATTCGAGGTCAGTCATTGCCTCCCCGGACAGACCTTCTCCTCCGACGATCTGCACCGGCCCATCACTGGACACACTGTTGACCACACCTCGAAATGCTTGTCGGACGCCAGCCAGTGCGCGCTGGATGCGCTTGTCGATATCCCCGATCATTTGCTCACCGCGGTATGACCGCTCGCGTCGGTCGTGATGATTTCCAGCGGGCCACTATGCCCCTTGTGGCGATGCTTGCGGCCGGAATGGGGGTGAGCGTCCGGCACCCATACGCCATCTTCCTTGAGCGTCAGTGTCGTACGCGCACCAGGCGAACTGTCGCGCCCTCCCGTGAAACGCCTGCCCATCAGGAAGTACACTGCGTCGATACCATACTCCTCCCAGATCACGTGGACGCGCTGACCCGGCTTCCAAAGCACGCCATCGCTCGTTCGATGACCTCGCACCGACGCCCTCAGCGTGTGCGCGTGCAACGCCGAATCGGAGATGATCTTGCGCGCGCGCGACTCGCATGCTGCAAGATTCGGCGCATCGTGATCGACATACACCTTCGGGCGGTACACGGTCACGCTCGGATCTTTAACCGTGACTTTCATCGCATTCTTGCCTGTTCCGAGATGTGTGCCGTGCGCCTGGCCAAGCACCGTGACCTCGGAGTAACGCTCCTCGATCGAATCGTCTTCATCGAACCACTCGACGTTATTGCCCTTGCCGTCTTCACGCAGGATCAAGCTCGCGACCGGCTGCGCGTTATAGTCCGGGCCACCGATGACCAGCGTACCATCCGGATCGAACCACGGCCACAGGCCGACGCCTTCGGCTGCATGCTGGAGTGCATCCCACGCAGTTTCACCGGGGTCGATGCTGATCTTGTCCCATCCCGGCACCTCCTGTGCAGTGTCGATGCGGATTTTCTGGATGCCGAGCGGACGTACGATGTTGGCGACGACCTCTTCGAGTGAAACCTGTTTCGCCGTGAAGATTGGCGCTGAGCAGTCGCGCAGGATCGCAGCGAGATCCCGGCCGGAAATCGAAAATGACTTACTGCCTTTCGCCGTACGCCGCCTCACGTAACCGACATAGCCGACCAGTACGGTGTCTCCGCCGACTCGAACCTGCACGGCCGCTCCCTTGTTGATGTCGGCCGGCATCGTGCCATTCGGTCGGGACAGCGTTACCTCCCATGCGTCAGCCGGCACCAGCAAGTCCGAGTCGATCGAGTATGAGGTCCACTCCCTGTGGGCCTTGCCGCCGATCAGTACAGAGATGTCATTACTTGGCGAAAGCACGTAGCACCTCTCCAGTTGCAATGAAATTCGGGTTCTTGATCGATGGGTTTAGGCGCAGTAACTCGGCCGAGCGCGTGTAGTCGCCGTACCATCGGAATGCGAGGAGCGTTAGGTTGCATGGAGAAGGCACCGTGCGCGTGATGAGCGGCGGCATCGCGTCAATCGTGCTGACCGCGAGCTGCTGCACGGACAGCGCCACGGTGCGCAGCGCTTCCGCCACCGGTCTGGTCTCGTTGAGATCGCCCGATGCGCTAACGGCATCGATGGCATCCTGCAATAGCGAGCGGGTATCGTTCGTGATCTGCTCGATCTGCTCGGGCGTGAGTGTCGGTGCTGCCACCTCGTTGGCAAGCACGTCAGACGCAACGCCAGCGACGGTCGTGGCAACTCCGATCTGCACGATAGCATCGACGGTCTTCAGATCGCCGGGATCGACCGATACCGCGTTAGTGCGTGGCGGCGAGTATGGCTGCGCCGGATCGACGGGACCATTCGGGATGGTTGCGGCTGCTGCTGCACCAGGCATCGTCACCGGCTGTCCGCTCGATGCAGCACTCGGCAGTTTGATCACGGTCTGCATCTGTTCGAACATACCACCCCAGTCGGACATGATCGAACCGACATCGAACGAACGCAGATCTGCCATGCCGCCGACAAGGCTGGTCAGATCACCGACAAAAGCCGACGGAAATTTCAGATAGTCGAGGGCAGTGGTCTCGAGTCCCTTCACCAGCGACTTGATAGGGCCGAGCGTACCGCTGAGCACGTCGCGGAGCGCGTTCAGACGCCGCAGCCCAGCCTTTGCCGCGTTAAGCGCAGACATCGCCTTCGAGAACAGGCTACCACCGGCCGACGCCGCATCCTGAGCGTGTTGGGCCGTCGCGTCGGCCACCTGCGTCGTGAGCTTCTGCACGAAAAACGGATTGCTCGGCGTCGACGCGGCAAAGCGCATCTCAATGAGGCAGTGATCGACGTTCTCGGCGTCATGCGAAACGTGGCCACCGAGGAACTGCATGTTCGGCATACTGCCGAACACCGGATGGATC